GCCCTCATCGAGCGCACCAAGAAGGACAACGGCTTCACAGGCTCCGACGAGCTGACCAACGCCGGCGACGGTCTGGTGCATCTGCTGCTCGGCGAACAGAGCCAGTCGGCAGCCGCGGCCGAACTCGACGATCTCGATGATCTGCTCGGAGCGGGCGAATGAAAGTGAAAGCCGTTCGTCCCAAATTCGACGACTGCAGATCCTGCGTCTTCTTCATCAAAAACCGGGTCAACCCGATCTGCGGCTCCTGCGACAGCGGCGAGTTCTTCGAAGAGAAGATCCGCGTGCGCGAGAAGAGCAACAACGAACTCATGGCTATGTATGGAGAATACCACGATGACGAATAAGGCCGTCACGCTGATCGCCGTTGCCGATCTCGTCCCTTACGAAAAGAACGCCAAGAAGCATTCCGATGAGCAGATCGAAAAGCTCTCGGCGCTGATCGGCAAATATGGCTGGACCTCGCCGATCGTCACCGACAAGAACCTGGTGATCATCGCCGGTCATGGTCGTCGCCTGGCAGCGCTCAACATCGGCCTCGAGAAGGTGCCGGTCATCATCCGCGACGATCTATCCGAAGTCGATGCCATGGCCCTTCGCCTGGCTGACAACCGCGTCGCCTCGACCGAATACGACCTCGAGCTTGAGCAGCTCGAAATGGCCGACATCATTGACATGGATGAAGCCTTCGACCTCACCATGCTCGGCTACACCGAACACGAAGCCAATTTCGCGACCGACGACCTGATCGACATGGAAGACACCGTCTTCGTCGAGGACATTGGGGCGGCCGTCGAAAAGCAGAAGGCCGAAAACGAGCAGAAGACCAAGGAGACCGACGATATCGCCGCTCCGATCGCTGATGCCCTGGGCTTCAAGCGTGTCACGATCGCCGAGAGCCGCAAGATCCGCGAGCTGATGGCCAAGATTGAGCTGCGCGCCGGCTGCAAGGGCGTCGAAGCCCTGATCTACGTCCTCGAGACCTCAGGATTGTCCGAATGAACGAACACAGCGTCATCGATATCAAGACCCGTAAGCCCTTCGCTCAGGCGAGGGCAGAGGAGACCAAGCGCAAGCGTGCTGCGACCCGCAAGGCCAAGAAGGACGTCGCTGACGCCTTCATGGAGCACCGGGATTGCCTGATCGAAAGCCTCGAGGGCGTTCTGAAGATGGTCAGGGAAGGCAAGCTGCACGGACTGATCATCATTGCCCGCGAGCCGAACACCAAGCTGTTCCTCACCGACGTGGTCCTCGACGACCGGCTCATTCCGGCCAACGACCTGCACGCCTTCGTCGGCGTCATGGAGACCCTGAAGCTCGAGCTGGCTGACTCGGCTGCCGCAAACGCTCCGGCGCTGCTCATCGGTGGCGAGGTGGTCGATCCAACCCAAATCCCCGAAGAAGAGTGGGACGAATACGAATGACCATCTACACCATCAATTGCGGCTTCAATTCCTCGGTCGAGCGCACCCCGCGCGTGCTCGAGATAGCCGAGGCGTTCGGTCTTGGCCTGGCCGAGAAGCGCTTCGAGGTCTACCGCGACCTGAAGCTCGAGATCCTGCCGACCGATGTCGTCTACATCAACGGTCAGTCTGGCTCGGGCAAGTCGCTGCTGCTTCGCGACCTCACGCGTCAGATGCGCGAAGAGGGGAGGGTGGTCGCTGACCTCAACGAAGTGGAGCTCGATGAGCGCCCGGTGATCGACCAGCTCGGCAAGAACACCAACGACGCGCTCTATCTACTGGCCCGGGCCGGCATCTCCGACGCCTGGATCTACATTCGCAAGCCCTCGGAGCTCTCCGACGGCCAGCGCTACCGGCTGAAGCTGGCCAAGGTCATGGAGACCGACGCCGACGTCTGGGTGGCCGACGAGTTCGGCGCCGTTCTTGACCGCGTCACAGCAAAGGCGATCGCCATGAGCGTCCAGAAGGTCGCCCGTGAGCGTGGAAAGAACCTGATCGTCGCAACGACCCATACCGACCTCGAAGCAGAGCTGGCGCCGAACCTCGCCATCTACAAGCGCTTCAAGGAGAAGGTCGACATCACCGCGGAGCCACGCCCATGAATTTCGGCAAGGCACTCGAGTTCGCCAAGAAGGGCGGCGCCATCCGGCGTTCCGACTGGAAGAAGGATGAACGTATCTTTCTCGATCTCGGATCGCGTGACGCGTCGAAACTGTTCGGCCGGTCACGCATCGAGGCGGCTCTCAACGTCGATCTGTTCCAACCAGGCGACAAGGGCACGGTCACGCGCCTACCAAATCTCAACATGAAGGTCGGGTCGGGAGAGACCGTCACCGGCTGGCAACCAGGTCAGCTCGAAATGCTGGCTGAAGACTGGGAGGTCGTTTCCGATGAGTAATGGATGGATCGGCGTCGATCTCGATGGCACCCTTGCCAAATATGATCACTGGCGCGGGCCGGCGCACATTGGTGAGCCAATCCTGCCGATCGTCAACCTGGTGAAGAACTGGGTGGCCGAGGGCAGGGAGGTCAGGATCTACACGGCACGCGTCTCCGGATCGCCGGAAGAGGTCGCCGTTGCTCAGCCTGTGATCGAAGGTTGGACCGAAGAGGTCATCGGCACACGCCTGGCTGTCACCTGCAAGAAGGACTACGGCATGATCTTCTGTGTGGACGATCGTGCCAAGCAGGTCATTCCCAACACGGGCATCCTCCTCGAGGAGCTCCTCGACCATATGGAGAAATCGGCGTGAGGAAATCGCTAATTCTTGCTTTCGCTATTTCGCTGCTGGTGAGCGCTTGCACTGCGAGCGCACCTGCGTTCGCAAAACTCGAAGGAACGCGCTGTGAGCGAATCTGAGCTGATTGTGACGCGCTTTGAGAACCCTCGAGCGCGCTTCACACTTGCTGAAGACATGTGGGTCGAACGCGGCACGTCTGCGGACTGGGAATTGCTGCACGATCTCCACTACAAGGCCGAGGCTTTGCCCTTCGCGCCGAAGTTCTGGCGCCTGGTCATCGGCCGCGACACGATCGGTGTTCTGGTCACGGGTGCGCCGAAAGGCATGCTGCGCGAACGCCATATCGTCTTTCCGAACATCAAGCCGACCGGCAATGAGACGAAGATGACCAACACCAACCGGTATAAGTTCCTCAACAAGAACTTTCGGGTGATCTCGCGCTTCGTGGTCGACACGATGTATCGCGGTGTCGGCGCCGGCTACCGGATGATGAACCTGGTGTCGCGCATGGAAGCGGCCGAGATCGACAAGCCTTTGAAGGTGATCGAGATCCAGTCGTCCATGTCGAAATTCAACGTCTTCGGTCAGAAGGCAGGCTTCAAGTTCGCGCCACCCCAGAACGCCAACAAATACGATGCTGGCATGAAGTTCTTCCGCTCGCACTTCGATGCGACACCGCAGGACTTCGAGGCGATCGTCCAGGAGATCGAGGCGTCATCCAATCCGGAGAAGCTCGCCCAGGCCTGCCGTGATTTCTATCTGCGCAACTCGTCGAACGAGAACACGGGTGCGGCGCGCGAGAAGGCTCAAGCCAAGGTCGCGGCGATGTCCGTGCGTGACCTGGTCAAGGGCATTCAGCAGGTCAGCCTGGCGTCGCCGATGTATGGCGTCTGGAAGGCCGTGGATGCGCCCGGAACGGTGCCGGCCCGCCTTCCTCTCCTGGCCTTCGACTGCCAGGGAACGTCCGAACCGCTGAAGTGGACGCCATGAGCAAGATCCGCAGAGGTGAAAAGCACCGTGAAATCGCGGAAGTCATTCTGAAGGCGACCGATGAAGGCCGGTTTCTAAGTGTTTCCGAGATCCACAGCAGTCTTTCTTACGAATGCGCCTACGGTTCGCTCCGGAAGATCATCAAACTTTTTGAAGACCGGAGCTGGATTACTAAGGAGCGAGCCGGAATGTGTGTTCTGATCAAACCTAATGCAGCTCTCTACCACTGGTTCCGCTGACGTTTCCGGAGCCGTCGCCCTTCATAGTATTTAATACTAATAGTTATATTAAATATAACTTACTATGAAGGGAGATGGACCGGAAAGAGATGCGCATGCTACGATAAGTAAACATTGATTGACTGGTTCCGGTAATGACAGAAGAAACGACCACTCCGGCTGAAGAAAATGCCGACAAGAACAAGCGCCTCACGGACTCCGACTATGTCGAAGCCAAGGAGCTTTATGAGCTCGGCAAGATGCGTCTGTCGGAGCTCGGCGAGAAATACGATGTCTCCCGGCAAGCGCTGTGGCGTCGGTTCAAAGCAGATGGCGTAGAATACGGCTCACGTAAGGCTGAGGTGCAGGCCGCGGTCTCGGCTGGGGTGAAGGCAGCAACGACGCAAGTCGCAGCCCAGCAGGTCGCCCAGGCGGAACG